GCTGGTTACTCGTTACGACCCTGGTCCGCAGGCGGACATGCACCAACTTTCATTTGTCTTTTCCATATGAGGAACGGCCTAGGGACTTATACCTTTAGAAGCCCTATCCAAGGATCCAGGATCCGGGGTAGCCATTGGCTTACGGTTCAAGTGGGCTACAGTGTTTTCCTTTTCGCTCACCCCTCTCAAGTGAGCATTGAAGAGAGTTACGACTATCGCGAAACCCAACGCAGGATATTGTGACCGGGGGGCGTTTGCCCCTGATCCAGTCCCCCGCCGTTAACCACCCGAAGGTGCGGCACTTTGTGGGTCCCTGTTGGCGTGACGTCTTGATAACAATCATCATTAGGATATCGACCTGATACCACCATTCCCTTCGCGACTACAACCTCACCATCGTTTCCTTGTCGAACACCTTCGGTGCACCGGCTCCACTCATACGCATCAGAACCCTGATCGTATCCACATGAACACGTGCATCCTCCCAGAGGGGTCTCAGCGTTCTCAACTTCGCTGCGCTCTCGGGTATCTTTTCCAGTAATAAATCTGGGGACTAAACCCCACGGCATTACTACTCTTGATATCCGGGGCGTAGAAGTAACGCGGCTTCGAAAATTCCCATGCACGGACGGTAACGAGCCCGGGCTGCTCATCCACCCACTCCGAAGGAGAGTCATCAAGTATCCAAGGACAACTCTTTTTTATTCTTTCCAGAACAGGTTTCATCCACAGTCTTTTCCACTCAGGGGGGCCTACCTTGACTACGACGGGAACATGAATTTTATGCCCGAACGGCAACCCATCTTCGTCGTAAGCTCTCCTCCTGTCCGGGACCATCTTCCGTTTTAAAGGTTCCGCACATTTCCCACGCCAGGACTCACAAAGAGCTTTTGAAAACGCGTTTTCGAGAGTTCTGATCCTTTTCTCCAGAACTGGCTTACTTTCCTTAACGGGAGGGCCGTACTCGAATGGTAAAGACCGGTCGTCACCAGAAGTGACAACAGTCCAGTCCCGCCATCCTTGTACTAAACCCTGCCTAAACCAATTCTTCCGTAGGAGGAAGTGTCTCCACCTCCTCGGGATCTCACTCGCGGCAGGACGGTTTCGCTCAAACAACCGTCGAATTTTCTTTGTCGTAAGCAGCCAAGTAGCGGTGGTGTATTTCAACTGGTCTGCGAGTTCGAACACGCAGCTGGCCATTGACCCTTCGGAATCTTTCCAATCGTCCGAACCGAGAAAGCCGAACGAATGCTTTCTAATGAGGGCACGTGAGTGCCTGTCAAAATACTGACTATTCAGTTCGCAAAAACGATCCGATCTCATGGTCTTATCCCTATTGATCTCAAAACCAACCGCTGCCGTCGCTCGCAGCCACTCTTTATACATCTCCTCGTTGCCGGCGAACAGGCAGTCGTCTCCATTGACAAGACAGGGACGATAATAGGGACCACAGTTATAGACCTTTTGTCTTGCGATGTCAATACAAACTTTGTTCAGAATGCAAAGGACAACGAAGCTCAAAAGGTTCCCCATCATCGAACCCCGTACGACAGGCACCTGCTCGCCTCCTAATTCCTCGGCTACCGTCACTCGATGGTAGCTATCACTCAACACCTCCCTCTCTCGCACTGGCAAGGCCTCACAGAGCACGTCGACAACTGTATTGACAGCGTCCTGATTCAAGTTATCAGTCGATGCAGTGTAGTCGCCAGAAATCAAGACTTCTCCGGGTCGCAAATCGTCACACACTCGGTTAAAGTGCTCTTCGGTGACGTTTCCTCTCACCAACCAGGTATTTGCGGAAAGCTTCCGGTACGCTGAGGTATGCACGGGACGAAGAATCCGCTTTACGCGGGCCCCCTGCATAGTGACAACCCTCAGTTTCCCTTTAGTCTTTGCCGTTCCCAGTCGACAAGGCCCCGCAAGCCTCTCCTCCTGCGCTACTCCACCTTCCTCAAACCATCGTCCGACGCTCATGGT